AATTGCGTTTAAATGACTTAAAAATAAATATTATAATAGTATATAAAATGAAAAAGAAGAAAAAGGAACAATTCAAAGAGTTTAGGAATAATGAAAAGTCGGCATACAAAACCTTCAAAATACCGTTGAAAACAATTTTATTGAATTGTGATACGATGCAACCATTAATAAATCATTTGGTTTTTGAAATGAATGATTTGGTTATTCATGCATATCAATTTATTCGGTTGTATGTTTTATACCAATACAACAATAATCTACCCTTGCCTGATGTAGATGAAACATTTATTTTGTATAGCATTAAGACATTAGGAAATCGTGATAATAGAGGAAAGAAAGGCAAAGACACAGAACTGTTGGAAATATTGGAACAATTCTATAAAACCGAATACCAACCTTTACTGAACCATGTAAAAACCAATTTGAAACACACAAGTTATTTATTGCCTTATTTAGCAACACAAATACACACCTCATTATCAAACAATATTCAGGAGCGTTTCATACAACACTTTTTACGATTTATTAACAAAACCACAAATGAAATTACCGAAGATAAAGCAACCTTATTTCAATTCAAAAAGAACCTTTTGGAATTAAGTGAAACAGATGAAATATTTAATGAATGGAAAGAAACACATTTATCTAACATTTTACCTACTGAAATCAAAAAATCAGTTCATTATGATGTTAAAGTGAAACCATTTGATTATTTGAAAGGAATGTTGTATATGAATTCTGTATTGGAAAAACAAGAAAGTAAATTGTTTCAACCCCTACCATTAAGAAACAACATCATTCCCAAACACATTATTATTGATACTGCAAGTTTAATCAATCTGTTTTGCCCTGAAAAGGACAGAGATGGTAATAAAGTGAAAAAGGGTGAATTGTTGAGTAATGTGAAAGACAATCAAAAGGATGTATGGATTAACTTTTTGGATATGAAAAATAAAATATTCAAAAATAAACATTATCAGTTTCATAACCAAATCCAAACTGACGGTGTTTCGTGTTGCTTATTATTTATTAGAAAGGATTTGAAGAATAAAAAATGGGGTGCAAGAGTTCCTATTTTACAAGAGCAAGATTTTTACAATATTGAGGATTTATCCAAAGAACAGTTAGATACTTTGAAAGAAAGGAATATTGTTGGTTGCGACCCCGGAAAACGCAGTTTGGTTTATATGATGGATAAAAACGGAAACAAACTTCAATACACAGCCCCACAAAGGAAAAGAGAAAGTAAAGCAAAAACAAACGAACGAATTTTATTAGAGGAAAAAAACCGAAATGGTATTATTGAAAAAGAAACACAACTATCAATTCAAAATAGTAAATCAGTTGATTACGAAAAGTTCAAAGCGTATCTTATTGAAAAAGATAAACTAAATAAAGAAACTATGGAGTTTTACCATCGTGATACATGGCGAAAAATGAAATTTCGTCAATATAGTTATGGTAAGAAATCAATTGACACATTTTTGAATAAAATTAAAGAAACATTTGGCGAAAATATCCTAATCGGTTATGGAAATTGGAGTAGAAGCACACAAATGAAACATTTTATGCCTACGATGAATAAAGGGTTGAGAAAATTAATTCATAAAAAATATGATACAATAACGATAAATGAATGCAACACAAGTAAGAAGTGTTGTGATTGTAATAATGATTTGGAGTATTATAAAGATAAGGAAGGAAATAAAGTATTTCGTCTGTTAAAGTGTTCTAACTGCGTGAGTTGCGAAAACAAAAAAATCGTATTTAGAACCAGAGATGCAAACTCTTCTATAAACATAATGAAATTAACACAATCTTGGATAGAAAAACAAGAGCGACCATTATGTTTCCAAATTTCGTCTTTCACCTGTTCCAATAAAAAAGAAGAACAGGAAAAAGTTAGACCATCGTAGGTGAAATTCCTACTATTGATTTTACGCTTTTTTCTTATTTTTTTGCTCTATAAAATGGGCGTTTTAAATGAGAAAAGGTGTAACATATATAAGACTCCGGGCAACTCTACTATCGAACCGGGAAGCCCACCACCACCGGATTTATATATTGAAGGAACTGCGAAGTCGATTTTCAATAGTCCATCATTCGGGCGAAATTTAGCGCCAACATTAAAAAACCCGAACCCCAAAGAAAATCCGGTTCGGACGTTAAATTTCGATGATTCTTGATTCACGATTCATGATTCATGAATTATTGTATGTGTATAATTTATAATCGTCGTATTTACATCTACAATGAAACGTTCTTCATCCAGACGCACGTATAAGAAACGACGGACTTTTCGAAAATCGCGTTCAAACCGTCATCGTAAGACGCAGAGGGGGGGGTTTGGGTTTGGTGGCCAATTCAAGGGTATGAATTTTGGTTCTGATTCTGATCAATCACATAGTCCTAGTATTCATCCTGGTAATACTCCGATGCTTGGAAAGTTCGGGAAAGCTATGGTAGGAACAGCAGCACTAGGACTAGGGGCATTCGCATTGAATAAAGGAATTAATATGTATAAGAATCGGAAGGCACAGTCCGCACCGGCGGCGCAAGCACCTGGACCTGGATTAAGTGTGGTTGGAAAAGCAATGAATTTACAACCCAAATTTCCTTCAAAAATTTCTTCAAAACTTCCTTTTAAACGTTCTTCAAAACTTCCTTTCTAACACTAACAAAAAACCGAACTATAGATAAACCATCAATACGCATTTAGGACAATTATATTATTGTATGACTATAATATTGTATAACTATAATATATAATCGTGCAATAATGGCAAAGCATTATTCCAAACGCGCGTCCAAGAAACGCGCGCATAAAAAGCGGCGGACTGTTCGGAAAGTAAGAAACACGATTCGGCGTAAAATACAAGTTGGTGGTATTGATGGCACGACACCAATTATACTTATGATTATAGCAGGACCTTTTATCGCATTGATTGGACTTGATAGAATTATGTTGTTCTTGAATATTTTATTGATATTGCTTGGTCAACAGCCGATGCGAGGAGGAGGAGGCTTTTTTAATGCGTTGAAAGCCAATGCTATTGCTGGTTTTGATACGGTGAAAGACAAGGCCAAGGCTAGCGGATTCGCCCCTATATTACACAGCATAAAAGGTGCGGCTCCGGATCAATTAAATAATTTTACAGGCAAATTAAGGTCTATAACAGAATATGGACCTACTGCGCCATCCGGATCTAGTCTTAAAACAAGATTAATTGATAAATTAACGGAATTAAAGATCAAACTTGATGCGGAACCCGCGATGTATGACAAGGCTTCCGCCTGTCTTCAGAAAATTATCGAGAAATTACAAAACGGCAGTATTAACATTGATAAGCCGACACAAACTCCAGTAGTAGTAGAACCAGTAGGAAATATTAGTGATATCCTAAAGAATGCTATTACTGCTGCTTCTGTAAGTGAAGATAGTTCTGTGCTTGATAGGATTAGATCAAAATTTACAATAGGGCTTGGTGTGTTAAAAACAGAGCTAACTGCTAAAATTGATAGGTTACTTGAACGTATATATAGTAAATACGGTTTGGACGCAGATGTCATACAATGTTTTACTACTTTGAAAACTACGTTACTAGATGCGATTATTAAAAAAAAAGATGAAGCAATATCAAAAGTAATGAATGATGATAAAGTAAAACAAGCGATTGTTAAGTATGAAGCTATGAAAGAAAGGGCTGGATCGGCTTTGGGTGGTTTAAAAACTGGATTAACTGGAATAATGGGAAAATCTTCTCCCGTTGCGCCTCCTGATACCGCCGTTCCATCGGACGCTGAAATTCGTGACCTTGAATATAAAGCGACGACTTCAAAAGCTTTGGCTGACGCAAAAAAGAGAGAAGCCGTAGAAGCAGCTGATAAACTTAAAATGGCCACCCCGGCGGTAAACACGATGCCAACAAAAGAACAAAGAAACGCATATGATAATCTACAAAGAAATGCGCGGACGAAGAATACAGCAGCAGCAGCAGCAGCAGTAATAGCAGAATCAGCACTACAAGAAGCAAAATCAGCAAAAGCAGCAGCAGCAGCAGCAGCAGCAGCAGCAACAGCAACACCAGCATCGAGATTATCTATGTTTAATCAATTTAAACTATTTAATTGATAAATTATTTATCTTAATTCAATTGTCGCGCCGTCGCCACCTCCACCCCGAGTCGTGTATACGACCGCCCCCAATACTTATCCACCTGGCCGAGATAAATATCGCCATTTTTGATCTGTCGTGCCGTCGGTAGACTCGAATGCGTGATTTCCGTAACGAGCACCTTTTTGTCGCCTTGTATCCAGTAACAATACGGCGGGCTTGTCATGGTTTTTCCATTATACCGATGTGTCGATGGGTGTGAAACCCGCATAGATTGCTGTGCCTCAGAAAACCAACCGAAATAGAGTTCGGTCTGGTCGGGAAGTGGAGTCGAAGGTGGAGCCGGAGGACAGTTTGGAAATGACATTGTCGTGTCGTGCTTGATGATGATTCTTTGATAATAGTAAATACTAATATTATCAAATCAATTTTTTTGGGTTGCGCCCCCATACGACGCGGTCTTACATATCAACATCCAGTCCCGAAAACTGATTATGGACTTTCACGCTTCCCGACGTCTTGCTTCCCTTCACTGTGTCCGTGTCACTTGACGGCACCTGAATCGTCAATGTCCATGGCATACTTCTTCCGCGGGTAGGTCTCGCGCTACGAAACCCGCTCCTGGCGTCGCTCGCGCTACTGCGCTCAATCTGTCGGCCATGGCCACCATTGCCACCATTGCCACCATTGCCTTGTTGCGATGGAAGAAAACGACGTCCCGCCCCAATCGCAGCACCGGCACCGGCACCGGCACCGCCGTCACTGGGCGGACCCCCCGCACCGCCACCGCCGTCGCCATTCAAGCACGCCAACTGTTGCGCCGCCGCCAACTGGTTCACATAATTGATAACGGTATGCTTCGTAACGAACGTCCCCGCCTCCTTCATCGTCGCCAAAAAGACATCATAGTGAAGCTTATACATATGCGTCTTCAACTCGCGGTCGTATTCCTTCAAAGGCTTCGCATTCTTCTTTACGTAATGCTCGATATACGCATCATACAAACGCAGGGTATACTCGTGAAGACGCTCGCGGAAGGTATTGAACACCCGGGAATGCTGTGGGTGATACTTCAAATACTCGTCAATCGCGCGGTCCTTACGCAGTTGGAGATACTGCGCCATCAACTTCTGCTCCATCCCCTTACGCTTCTTCACGCTCTCGTATTTGGGGTTGCGCTGCTTATAGCAGAATCCGGTGTCCCTATCATGGAACACGACACCGGGCAGCGACACACTGCGAGTCTCCGCAGATCCATACATCCGGCAATAATCCTCCACGGTATGGGGTGTAATGGTGGCCGTCACCGCCGTGTCGGTAGCATCCGCGACACATGTCAAATCGGACGGCATGCGTGAAACAGTTCCGCCGAAACTACAGGAGAAGATGTCGCGTTCAAGGCGGATGGCACTGACCCCGGCATCGGCATCGGCCGCGCCCTCCGGTCTGACAATTTCATACACCGCCACCAAATACAACCTTGGAACTGTAATGACATTCACAATCTGGTTCTTCGGATGTTGAAGCACGAAAGAGTAGCAATACTGCTTGGGGACCGCTTCCAGTCCGCCGGGAAGCACACTCAAGATGTCGCAAATACGGCGGCGTAGGATTTCCTGGATGTTCAACTTTTGGTACGCACCCGCCGCACCCGTCGTCGACGAATCTACCGCCATCGCCTCCTGGATATGGTCGAATGACACCTCGCCAACGCTACTCTTCGTCGAGACATACCACTTCTCGGTGCCCTTATAATAAAACAGATTCACCATCATTCCCTCCACGAGCTCCTCCGCGGTCAAATGTCCGCCCTCCGAATTCACAGGCCACGACTTCATCTCATCGGTCAACTTCAACATCTTCGGAGGCGCGATACAGCAAATCTGGCCGTTGGAGTCAAACACCACCGACCTGAAACGACCCACAGTTTCATATTCCGCGTCCTTCAATTTAGCACGGTCATACTTCAATACATAAAACGTCCCGGATGGGGTTTTAGAATAATGGACCATAAGACCGTTATCGGTACACCACTCACGCAAATTATGGAATGATTGATTCCCGATGTCCTCTGTATTCGCCGGACCGGCGACCTGACCGACCTTACTGGCAAAGGCAGGCAAACTTGGCAATTCTGCAGATGAAATAGAAAACATTACTACGATATACGATACTACGTATATACTCATAGTGTTTACCTTTATATTTGTTTGACTGCTACGATTATATCCTAATAATATAATACGCGAATTATATAATACGCGAAATATATAGGTATATATACACAATACCCGAGGTAATATAAACACAATATTACACAACAAATTAAACAATAATGGAAGAAGATATTGCGCCGAGCGCCGGTGGCGAGGTCGTATCATTATCTATTGAACTCGGTGATATTATCAAGATAATCGCGCCGTCGAATCGCGATATACATGACCACATGTTTCTGGTGGATTATGTGTCCGCCGGCGGCGGATTGAGCAGCGCCGGCGGGGTCAGTGGCCGTAAAATCAAGCTCATCGACGTCGATTCTCTCGATGAAGTTATTTTGAAGCTCGACGCAACAGGGAACCTGACCGACGAAAGTATCACCACTATCGAATTATTAAGTCGCGCCGAAGAAAAAGGGTACGCGAGGCAGAACAATTTAGTCGTTTCTACATGGGTAGATATTCGTTTCGGCGGTGATATTCCGACGATTATCACGGGAATGATTACGAATCTGGAAGAGGATATGATAGAAATCCGAACCTATCCGGAAGATGAGATGATTTACATTAATTTCGGGTATATGGGTATTCCGGAGAATCTTCCGATTGAAGAGATTCATATACGTGCGCCCCCGTCGGCGTTTGGGGAGGCTGCGGGCGCAGAAGGCGCAGAAGGAGGCGAGGCCGCCGAGGCCGCCGGGGCCGGGTTTTTGACGATGGGAATGGATGCGGTCGAATCACCAGGCACGCCACGGACATTGGAAGAGCGGCGTAAACAGCGCCAATTGGCGCGACAACAAGGCACCGCCGCCGCCGCACCCGCACACAGGTCATCCTTCGGCGCAGGCGAAGACGCCACAGAACAACCTGACGGAATGTCGGATTACACAATGCTCGCTTCCGCTGCGGGGGGTGTGGCTGGTGCCAAGGCCGCCGCTGCCGGCGCCGCCGCCGCATTCCCGGTCGCCACCGCCGCTCTCCGCGAGAAATTAAAGGCCATTCTTATCGACGCCGACCAAATCCAAGTCGGCGAGGAATTAGACGTCCTTGTCCAAACGGTCAATATCCCCGATGAATACCGCCGTTTCAATTTAGAGAAGCAGTGCGACGATCTCATGGATACACTGATTACGAATATTCCCGCCACCGAGAAATCCCGGTCGGTTCTTTCCAATATTCAGAAGATGGTCGAGAGATTTAAAGAACTCCGCCATAAATTCTCGTCCTTTGACGGAAATGGAAGCCCTTCCATCCCGCCCCCCAAAAGCGCGCTCTTCCGCCCCCTCGTGAATTCACTGATGCGGATGGACCGCGCACTTCGCTGGATTATCCCCATCGTGAAAACCCGGAAAGTGATTTACGATATTCCGATTGATGATAGGAGCGCCGCGGAAATGGATATTGCGCCGAGACTTATCCAGGATGAACGAGATGCGGAAAATGAACTCCAACGGCAATGGTGCGATGGAACGATTACGTATTCCCAATATATGACAAATCTCTCGGCGCGCCATTTTACGCCGCACGAAGCGCCGCGTTATTCCCCGGATGTCGTAACCACCCAACAAGTGAACGAGAATATAACCGCGATAATAGACAATCTCGACGATTTTTATTCATCGGTCATCACGGGGGAAGAAATCAAACGTCACCGGTTCGTTATCCAGAAATATAATATGGGTCTCTCGAAACTCCAGTCAACCGGTGGAGGTGGTCGCATGGCCGCCGCCGCCGCCTCGGATGAGGCCGAAGGCGGCCCTGTCCTCAAACGAACCACCGAATTCGTACCGCTCACACCCAACGACCGAATGAATATCACCGGGTTTATGACATTCCCCGAACCCGTTATTTATTACTCGCGTATCACGCTCCCTAGTATCACCATCATGGATAAATCCGACTTGAATACCAAACAGGTCCAGTATTGGGATATGTTGCGCCAGATGATGACACTGACAACTCACGAAGTTACCAACCTGAATACACCGCTCGACCTCAAC